GCGCTTGGAGCTGTTATATCACCGCTTGGTGTAATAAAAACTAATTGGTGTGATGATAGTACAGGAATAAACATAGTTTATTGGAGGGCCTTTATAGTCAAAAGCGAGAATCCGTTGCATCTCGTAATCATAAATAAGAAATCATCTCCGTCTGTTGTTGTTAATTCATCGACCACTGCTTGCGTGAAACCTGTAGTTGTAATCGCGCCAGCAGAAGCATTATTTGTATATTGTATAACAATAGAACAATCTGTAGCAGGTGGTGCTAAAGTATGCGCCCCACCGTTAATTGTATATTGAAAATTACCTAATGCAGGATTAGGAGTAAATGTTCCAGTAGTTTGTGTACCAGCATTATAAGCAGTAGCGTTATAACCTACTTCCAAAGTATCAGATACGTCAGCGCGGATAATTGCTGGATCAATTACTTCATAGTTACCGAGGTCAGAAATTTGACTTTCTGTAACCGAAAGTGCAGCTTGGTGTTGTGTTACGTTTGAAGCAACTATTCTAGCATTTGGCATATCGCCTGTCAATTGAGTGGTAGCAATCGAAAGTGCAGCTTGATGTGCCGTTACATCGCCTTCCGTGACAGTATAGTCTGAAATAAACCCAGAATTAGTATTATCATAATTTGCTAAGTCATTATCTACTACAAAATCAAGAGTGCCGTCGGCGTCTTGGTATGTAACAGTAATTAGAGTTTCAGTATTCAGCGTTGTCATTGCACCGACAATATCTTGAATACTTTCTACTGTGTTTTCAGTAGCGTTCGGTGCAATGTTATCTAATTTAGAGCCGTCGGCCGCAATGTCGCGGCCGTCTACTGTGCCTACAAGAACAATATTACCATCTTTATCAACATTAAATTTACTATTACTATCAACTTGAAGATCTATAAGAAGACTATCATTAGCGGAATTAATATCGGCGACATTCATCTTTATCGAAGTGAATGTAGTAGAACCATTATTCCACGTGTCCACCATATCGTAAATATTAGCCATATTAGCCCTCTTTTTTGTTTTTATTTATACTTACTGCGATCAAATTTCTTCCTTATAGAAATATAATTTTGTAAACGGTCGGCGATGGACGTACCATTTCGTAGTTGCAGTGGATTTAAATTTCTATTTTCAGTCGTGCTGGAACTAAATATTGATTTGAATAATTTTCTAATCTTATTAATAAAACGAGAAAACATTATTTTGCATCATAATAATTTTTTGAAAGTTCACCGCGTTCTTGTGTCTCGCCTGTTTTACGAACTCTAATATAAGTTTCTTGCGTGTTACCGCCAGGTGGAGTAAATGATCTAATACCGGCGGCAACTGTCCCGTTGGCATCTGGGTACGAATCAGCAACTGTTGCTGCATTATCATATTCCCAAATACCGTTTGATCCCGGGACAGGTACCCAAGCCATTATAGAGCCTCTCTTGCAAAGCCGACAATCTCATCAAACCCAGCTTTGTCAGTCATCATTGTGTCTTGCATCATTTTACGATTTTTGGGGTTAAGATCCTTAAACATTTGGTTTAGAAGATTTGCGTCTTGCTTTGACACAGTGATCGAAGATCCGTCGTCAAGTTTCAGTTTACCTGCACTAACGGCTTCTTCGAGTGATTCTTTTGTAGCAAGAACTTTGGCACGACCGGTTTGTTTAGCAAATGCTAGATCACGACCAAACTTGCGCTTACGGTACTTGTCAGAACCATCGTCACCGGCTGGTTGATCAGCGAATGCCTTTTGGCGGTATCTGTCGAGCATCTTGTCGGAGACTTCGTCTAGTTCTACTTCTTCACCATACATGCCCATGTTCATACGGCGATCGCCTTCAATATACCCATGCAGCGTCATCATCTGACCGTGAACATGTGCAAGTTTATTTTGGAACCATTCTTCTGGATCTACACACATGTTGTCACAATCATTCAGATAAGACATAATTTCTTCTGCAGCATACATGATAAACTGTAGCTGACGGCTCATCATTGGAATTTCTTCCCATGCGTCTTCTGCCATATTTGCCTTATCGGCAAGACGACCAGAAGCAGAAGTGATACCTTTCATACGGTTTTTAATCTTACGCTTTACATCTGGGCTTGACTTTTTCATTGAGGACGAAGCTTGAGCAGCAGCAACAGCAGCATTTCCTGCCATGTTACCAGCCGCTTTCTTGGTGTAGCTGTGAAGAGTGTTTGGTGAGAGCTCGTCAAGTTGATTAACTTCTTCTGTTGCGTTTACTCTAGCACGGCCAGAAAGTTTATTAATAGCATTTTTAACTCCGGAATAACGCTTGTTTGCAATATGAGCCACTTCTTTATTTCTACCACTACTACTCATCCGAGCAGCCATATCACCGCGATTATGTGCTTTCGCAGCATATCTTCCTAGAAGATCTTTTGATACTTCTTCAAGATCCGTTTCTTCAACCTTATATGGCGCGTCTTTTTTGGCTTTAGTAAAATCTTCAAGATCCTTTTCTGACATTTTGGCCATATCCGCAGAAGCGGTACCTGGCTCTGGCTTAGTACCTTCTTTTTTGTGCTTAAGCGCAATACGAGCAGCAATTGCTTGTGCTTGTGATACAGCTTTTTCTTGAAGCTCAGCTTGTTCTTTTTTCATTGCCTTGGAAATTGCTTTGCGGCGGCGATGCAGGTACTTGTCGGACGAATCAACATCACCGTCGTTATCAATGTCGTCGTCCTCTTTGCCTACAGGATCCATTGCCTCATATACTTTTTCGTCATTGCCTTCTTCGTAATCAGCAACACGCTTTGGAGCTTTCTTTGTCGACCCCTTGAATACTTCATCGCCAGCATGACTGTGCGGCATTTTTTCTACTGCGTGTTTTGCCTTGAAGTGAATTTCATCCTCTGCATTAGGCTGTGCGACCTCGGAAAGAAGCTTGCTAAAGGTCTTCATCTTGAGTACTCCTGTTTGAATTATTTTTGTTATTTATAACTTGAAGTGATTCTTCTGCATCTTGATCAGCACCTTGATCCGGGGGTTGCTGGTCTGGCTCGGGAAACTCTTGTTCCTCGTCTTCACGTTCCTTGTCAATTTGTTTTTTCATGTCTTTCCAGTCATCGTCTGATAGATAGAGCACGTTCTTGACGACCCATTCTTTTGAAAAATATTTCCCGATTTGTTCATCGACTTCACGAAGTGTCGACATTTTTTCACGAAGTATTTCAGCACTCTTCAGTTCTTCGAAGTAATTGTCCTTCATGAAGTCATATCGAATTTGGTTTTGAATTTCTGTCCACTCTTCTGGATCAACAATGCCTTTCAGTATCAATTGCTTTTCGAGCAGAACATCAAACAATTGCGAAAACCGAGCACGAAGCCGTCTAATGAACTTACTGAACTTCAACTCGTCACGGCTGATTTCTGAAGCCCGACCAAATGTATACATAGTTTCTGTTTCTAATCTTGAAATTGGAACTCGAAGTGACTTGTATAACTGTTTTTGGAAATATTGTAGATTTTCATCAGAACCGAGTGCAGAAGAAGTACCACCAGCAAGAAGATCGACTTCTGTAGATCTTTCACCACCACGACGAGGGAACCAGAAATCTTCGGTCATTGTCATAAATCGGCGCGAGTCACTAATATCACCAGAAGTCGAGTCATAACGCAGTTTATTCTTATGACGAACCATCATATCATGTAGATATTGTTCTGCTTTTGCTTTCGGAAGGTTACCAACATCAATATAGAAAATACGACGTTCAGGTGCTCTCGTCAGTGTATAGATCACAACTGCGTCTTCAAGCATTCGAAGTTGGTTCAAAGGTTTGATTGCAGGATGTAAATACCCAAGAACCATCGAATTATTTTCGCTCATTAGCCCAGATGTTACACGAGCTATCGAATCCTTAGCAATTCGATAACCTTGAGTAGTTCCAGTTTGTTGTGAACCTTTTGTACTTCCAAAGCCAGATTCTGAGTAAAGATAATATTCAGACTTGATTCTTTTAATTGGAATACCAGAATGAGGATCCTTTTCTCTCGCATCCATTTCTTTAACAAGTCTCAATTTGCGAGGATCAATATATCTGAGTTCGTAGATACCTTCTTTGAGGTTTTCTTGATCTATCATTACGTGATAGTTTAATCTGCCATCTACATAAAATCTGTAAAAAATGTCATAAGCGTTATTTGAAAAGTCTAGTAATGAAAGAACATTATCAAACTCTTCTGTAATCTTATCTTTGACTTTATCAGGTAGGTCCGTGTCGTCAAGAACAACTTCAACTACCTTTTCATGTGAATCTACACTGATTGCTTCATTGACAATTTCATCAACGGCCTGTGTAATTTCAGTTTGCATTGCCATGCTGCGGTATTTTGTGACAAGTTCAGATTCAGTCTTAGCTGAACCTTCCATGTCAAGCATCATACCGTAGAAACCACCGAGGGCGTTTCCTACGGTAATTGCGCCGTCGTCATTAGACGGTTCGACAAAGGACATCGGCTGTTTGCTGATGTCCTCTTCTGTTTCTGGTCGCTTGATCTCGAATCCGAAGATGCGCATATTATAATGTCCTACTGTTTAAGTTGTTGGAATACCGGTAGAACCTTCAACTCTCCAAAGATCGTACTGGAATGTTACACCGAACTCTTCGATTGTATCTGTTGTTTCCCAAGACATTGGAATTGAGTCGATCGCAATTGGATAAAGACCTTCGAACACATAAGTTCTAAGCGCGGATCCGTTTTTACTGTATTGAGTAATCAGACCGGTTGACTTATATGTTTGAGGAAGTGCTCTTGTATTTGTATCATGGCTGTTGATTGCATTAGACCAAGCTTCCATAGCATTACGAACTAGGAAGTCTTCGTCATTGATTACAGTCACAGGCCAATCTTCGAATGTTCTGTCTCCTGCGTATTTGACTTGTCTTCCAAAGTATGGTACGATTGTTGAACCGAGAGTAGAACCTGGAAGAGCCGCAGTCTTGACCATAAATGGTACTTTGAGATCTGCTGCAGTATCAATTGGATTCGTAATTTGTACTTGGAAAAGCGTGGGGCGAGCACCGCCGCCCACAAGCTCTGACTTGAATTGCTGGATGTTAAAAGACATTGTCGTGTTCTCCTTTTGATCTATTTATTAGGTAATTTGACCGACAATTTCATTGAACTCAACACCAGTTCTCGTTGCGACGAATGTAAGTTCAATCACGTTGATGCTACGAGCTGGTTTAATGAAGATGTTTGCTCTGAACTTGTTTTGGTCAACTACGTCCGGAGTATTTACTGTTTCATCCGTTATCACTCTGAAGTCGATGATACCACGACGGCCTTGAATATCACGAAGGAAAGGTTCTACCAGGTTCTTGAATTGTGTTCTGGTAAATTCATCGTTGAACTCGAATAGGAATTGTTCTGCCGCGGTTGCGATCGCCTTTTCAACAGTAATGAACAGGCGACGTACATTGATTCTATCGAATGCGCTTGCAAAACCTTGACCTGTCTTGTCACCAAACAACAGGATACCTTGTCCTGTAATCGAAATTACGGAGTTGATATCGGAACCATAAAGTAGATCTCTCTGTGCTTTATTTGGGTTGAATGCGAGCTTGACAACATTCTTGATAATACCACGTCTATAACCAGCTGGTGATTCCCAAGAGTCAATACGAGAAGCAAGTCCTGCCATATCACCATTCAGAGGTACCCAACGATATACATCATTGTACTTGTCGTAACGGTATTTGTAACCACTGTCCATGAACCAATAGGACGATGACTGAACTTGGTTGCGGTATGAAATTACTCTGTTTAACTTTGAATTTGCGGAAGAAATACCAACAACAGCGGTGCTCGGAGGTGAAAGAAATGCAACACAATCTTTACGGTTGTCGACAATATTTGAAATGATATAGTTCGCAAGAATTGCATCGCTTGCTGTATCTCCGCTGTATGTCACATTAGCTTTACCTTGAAGAACAAATGCAATATCATATTCTTTTGGATCTTTTACTGTATCATAAGCTTCTGCAAGCGCACCAAGACCGATTGCAGATTCACTTGAACCATCAGAACCACCTGATAGTGTTTGATATTGAGTATCTGCAATAGATGCGTCAATTACAGTTCCAGCTTCAATCCAAGCAGACCTGTTTTCAATTACAGTCGGATAGTAATTTGTTGTTCCGTCCGCAAGTTTAGCACCTGCTGTAGTAGAAACATTACTGTAAGTCTCAAGAATTGAATCAACTTCGCCTGTAATATCACCGGTCGAGTCTTTGACAATAATGTGCAAATTATTTGCAGAAGGTGCAGCATCAAATAGATTTGCGTATCGCCATTTTCTTTCTACTTTCAATAAGCCGAGATCGAGTTCTGACAGTGTATATCTGTTCGCAAAAGACAGCTGGATTGAACCGAATTCCGAGTTTGACGCGGCGGTACCTGGAGATTGCACTTGCGTGACAACCAAGTCTTGATATCCAACATCGTCGTTGCCAATTCTAAGGATATCCTCGACTTCAAAAGTTTCAAATATAGTATTTGCAATTTCCGAGCCAGCGTCTGGCGCATCAAAAATAATTGTATTTGAGTTAAAAGTAATTTCGCCGTCAACTTGTGATGCAAGCGCAACGGTTTCCTGAAAATCAGTTGAAGTGACAAAAGAAACTTCAAGAGAATTACCTAAAGCACCTGGATACTTTGCGTCAAAATTTGTCGAGTTTGCAGTACCTGCGGCATCCTCCGCACGAACTACGTAGAGTGAATTTGAATAAGCAAGAAAATCTGCTGCTGTGAAGAATGTCTCGTAATTATCGTCGGTTGGTTTACCGAATTGTGCTACAAGATCATCCTCGGATGTTACAAGAACAGGCTCGTTGACCGGACCCCAACGAAAAACACCGGCCACTGCAGCAGGTGGTGTTGCAATTGATGGAATCACTGCTGACGCGTCAATTTCTCGAACAATCACGGAAGGGCTTACTGAGAATGCCATTTTTATCTCCTTCTAATATATGTTGATTGCTTCATTTTATTCTCAGACTATTTATAAAATATTGATTTTAGCACGTCATGTTCAAATCAAAAGTCCGACCAGTCAGCCATGAAATTGTCTCGATTGATTGGTTGAAAACCAGGTTTCAACTCTTCCTGTTCAGAAACATCACCATCCATTATAAATCCAAATGGTAGCAAATCATCTTCTATTTCTTTTTCGGTTTTTTCTCTAAGTTTTGATAATGTATTTATATCGGTCATGTCTTTGAAAAATGTCTGGTCAGTAAGCCAAGCAAAGATCACGAGGTTCATGACTAAGTCATCGTGCCAACCAGATTCGGCTTCATATGATGCACCTTTTCTGGAGAATCTAGACAACTCTTGAATTGTATTGAAGTCTTGTATAATCAACTGATTTTGTTCTACAAGCATTTTCAACATTGAACAGCCGACTGATTTTACTGATTTGGTAGTACGGATGCCGTTGTCTACTTTTTTGCCAAAACCACTCGAAATTCGTTTGCCGCTTCTACCTGCGCTTTCCGTAAATAACATATTTTCGTAGCCATAATCCATAGTCAGTGTATCAGACACTTGTTCGCCGATGTCATTGATTTCAATAAGAACAGCAGCTTCATTATACAACTTTCCCATTCTAAATATGATCGAAGCAAAATCCACTGGTCCTACGAAGTTATCACGATAAGTACAGACCTGCTTATAAGGCATCTTCGTGCAATCAATGATGTTAAATGTAGAATAGTCTAGGCCCTTTCCTCGAGAAACGTCTACAGTCATGACATATGTGTTGTCTTTTTCTGGTCTTTCATATTGATAGATACCATCTTTTTCTGCTATTGGCTGTGAAAAATCAAGTTCTTTGAGTTTAGCACCAGATATAAGAGTTCCGGAACTGCCAAGAAAGCGACATTCATATTCTTGTGCAAACTTTTCAGTATCATTATCTAAAGCTTCAAGAGTTTCTTGTTTCCATTTTTCATCTCGACCAGGAACGTCATTCCACATTACTTCAATATATTGATAACCATTTGTTCCTTCTTTTGCACCCTTACAAGTTTTCCAGTAGTGGTTTAAGCCGTTCGGCGTAGACGTCATTAATAGTTTTGTTGATTCACCTGATGAAATAGTAGGATAAACTGATGCAAAAAATTCGTCATATCCTTCGATGAAAGCCACCTCATCAAGATATAAGAATGCTATACTTTTTCCTCGAATTGCACTAGATGATGTAGTACCAGCTAAAACTTGACAACCATTTTCTAAAGCAATATTACCCTTATTCCATTCTTCAACACCTTGCTGCAACCATTTAGGAAGTGCTTCGTATGCGAGCTTTACTCTAGACATTACTTCTCTTGCTGAATCTCCCTTGTTAGCAAGAATTGCTACAGTTTTGAATTCGTTGAAAAGAATATAGTGAAGGATTACTGCAACAGCAGTTGTAGTCTTACCCGATTGTCGAGCAGTAAGAACAGCAACTCTTCTATTGTTATAGATTTTATCTACAATTTCTTTTTGATAATCGTACATATCAAATTCTACAAGTCCACGATCGACGTGTACAATCTTGATATAATTTTTAGCAAAATAGATCGGATCTTCAGCACACTTCATATACTCTTTGATGAGTTCTGGAGTCCATTCTATCTGCTCATCTATTTTCTTAAGATTTCGATTACCGAGATAACCTTCACTCATCGTCTTTGTCACCTTTGATCATTTTGAGCAAATCAGCAGTTGAAACAATCAAGTTATTATTTGTCACGTTAGTTTGTGACGCTTCTTTTGGTCCGTTCTTCTCTTCGATCGCATATTTCTTCTTTGTCGACATTTCCACAAAGTCTTTATTTGCATCAAGAAGAGTTTTCATAAGATTAGCGGCAACTTCAAATGCTCTTGGAGATTCGGCTTGTTTTGCCAGATCAATCATTTCCCTTAGAGAATCGTCACCTTGAGTAATGATGTTTTGAATGTTCTTTCGTGCTTGTTCAATATCACGAATGTTCTCGTCTGCTTCAGCATTTGTTGTAGCCGGAAGTTGCTCTTCTTGTTCTTCGACTACTGTTGGTAGCTCTTCTTGTTTTGCCTCTTCAAGTGGTCTGAGGCCTAGTGCATTAGCAATAATATCGTCGCTCATTAGATATCCTCTTCGATTACTCGGATCACTCCCCAGTCGTCGTCAAATTCAATGTCCGTATAGGCTATTGTGTTATTTGGGCTCGTTG